AAGTGGTAATATGACCAATTGGGAAACTTACGTTAAAGAATCCTATGAGCTTATTAAAGAAGCAGAAACAGCACTTTCAATTACATTAGAACATAATGTTGAAGCATACGTTGTACACTTATTTGCGCATTTCCTAGATAAACCACAGGTTAATACAGAACCTGTGGGTATTAAACTAATGGCCAGTGCCAACTTACCAGTAGCTCAACGCAAAGTATTGCTTAAAGATGTAGGTGATGAATGCTTACTAATTAACGCAATGGAATGGAACAAGCGCCGTTGGCCCAGTGACACTTACTATGCTGAAATGGGTCAATCTGCTTATGTTACACGTGCGTTTGTAGTTAGGCCTGTAGAAGATATCTACGATGATTTAGCCTTGGAATTCACAACAGTTACCAAAGTTCTACGCAAGTGTAGAATATCTTAATCATACCGCTTGACTCTAATAAGTAATTCATATACACTATATTTTTAACTAAAGGAATGACACAATGGCATTAATGTTTTCAGCTGAACAAAAGGCAAAACTTATTCAAATCGTTAACGAAGGCGTACAAGTACTGCAAGAAGTAGAAGATTTAAGTGCAGGCCTTAGCGATACAATTAAAGCAGTAGCAGAAGAATTAGAAATCAAACCCAGCTTACTTAAGAAAGCAATTAAGATTGCACAAAAATCTAAATTCGGTGAAACGAATCAAGACCACGAAACTGTTACTGATATTTTAGAAACAGTCGGACGTACACTTTAATTGAAAGCTAACTATCACAAAACCATTAAGTTTATACAACACGATTGGAATAGTAATCCATTTAGACTTACAATGGAAACTATTAATTGGGCATTGAATATTGTAATTGCTTCGGCCGTTTCATTTACGGTGCCTGATACTAATTGGTTGATAGTATATCCGTTATTTTTTACTGCGTTGGGCATTAGTATATATTCTGCCATTAGTCGAGGTAGTTTCGGCATACTAATAACAAGTATAACTATATTGTTAATCGATATAGTAGGATATATACGAATAATAATGTTATAATAAAAGAGTCGTACACTTTACGTACATGCACAAGGTTAACCGGCCATAAGCGGTAGGAGAGTAAATGAGTTATGTTGACGCACTGTTTGACAGGGCAAAAGATCGCATCTATGTCGTAGAAAGAAAAGAAGGTATACGTGAGTATGTCGAGTATCCAGCAAATTATGTTATGTACACAGATGATCCAAAAGGCAAGTATCGCACAGTATATGACACACCCGTAAGTCGTTTCAGCACACGTGTTGGTAAGGAATTTCATAAAGAATCACGTATTCAAACAGGTAAGAAGATATGGGAAAGCGATATCAATCCTGTATTCCGTTGTCTGTCTGATAACTATCTCGGCGCAACATCTCCTAAGTTACAAACTGCGTTTTGGGATATTGAAACAGACTTCGACCCAGCACGTGGGTATGCGCCAACAAACGACCCGTTCAATCCTATTACAGCTATATCAGTTTATTTAGATTGGTTAGACAAGTTAGTCACACTTGTTATTCCACCTAAGAGTTATTCATGGGAAACTGCACAAGAGATTTGTGACCAGTATGAGAATTGTTTTATGTTTGAACGTGAAGCAGATATGCTGGATACGTTTCTTAATTTAATTGATGATGCAGACGTACTAAGTGGGTGGAACAGCGAAGGATACGATGTTCCGTATACTGTTGGGCGTGTTACACGTGTATTAAGCAAAGATGACACAAGACGCTTTTGTCTATGGGGTCAGTACCCAAAACAGCGTGAATTCGAACGTTTTGGTGCTTCAAACATCACTTTTGACCTCATTGGCCGTGTTCATATGGACTATATGCAACTATACCGCAAATACACCTATGAAGAGAGACATAGTTATAGTTTAGATGCTATTGGTGAATATGAACTAGACGAGCGTAAGGTTGCTTATGAAGGTACTTTAGACCAATTGTATAATAAAGACTTTCCAAAGTTTATTGACTATAACAGACAAGATACTATGTTGCTAGGTAAGTTAGATAAGAAGTTGCGTTTCTTAGACTTAGCCAATGAACTTGCACATGATAACACAGTATTGCTACAAACAACAATGGGTGCAGTAGCAGTTACCGAACAAGCTATTATCAATGAAGCACATCAACAAGGGCTAATTGTTCCTAATCGTAAAAACAGAGACGACATGGGCGATACGCAGGCGGCTGGTGCGTATGTTGCAACTCCAAAAGCAGGTATGCATGATTGGATTGGGTCAGTTGATATTAACTCGCTATATCCGTCTGCGATTCGTGCGTTGAATATGGGACCAGAAACTATTATCGGGCAGATTCGCCCAATCATGACTGACCATTACATTGACGGGAAGATGGCTGACAAAATTGTTAACGGCAAGAAAGTTATAGGGTCAACGTTTGCAGATGCGTGGGAAGGTTTGTTCGCTACACTAGAATATACAGCAGTTATGGAAGGCAAGACTGGAGTCGAGCTTACTATCGATTGGGAGGCTGCTGGCACAAGTACCGTTCACAGTGCAGCAGAGGTATGGACACTAATCTTTGATAGTAATCAACCATGGATACTTAGTGCAAATGGTACTATCTTTAGCTATGAGAAAGAAGCAGTTGTTCCAGGTTTACTAAAACGTTGGTATGCTGAACGTAAAGAATTACAAGCTAAAATGCGTTCATGTACTGACCCAGAAGAGATTGCGTTCTGGGATAAGCGTCAGTTAGTTAAGAAGATTAACTTGAACAGTTTGTATGGTGCGTTACTTAATCCGGGCTGTCGTTTCTTTGATAAGCGCATCGGGCAAAGTACTACGCTAACGGGCAGAACTATCGCTAAACACATGGATGCATTCATTAATGAATGCTTTACTGGCGTATATGATCATACTGGTGAAGCTATTATTTACGGTGATACTGACTCATGTTACTTTAGTGCATGGCCGATGATCAAAGCTGACGTCGAAGCTGGTAATATGGAATGGAATCCTAGTATCGCTATTAAGCTGTATGATGACATTTCAGATCAAGTTAACGAGAGCTTTCCTGCGATGATGGAACGTGCGTTTCATGTACCACGTGAGATGGGTAGTGTAATTAAAGGCGGTCGCGAGCTTGTTGCTAGTAAAGGTCTATTCATTAAGAAGAAACGTTATGCTGTATTGATTACAGACTTAGATGGCAAACGTTTAGATACACACGGCAAACCCGGTAAAGTTAAAGCAATGGGGTTAGACTTAAAACGTTCAGATACACCCAAAGTTGTACAGGACTTCTTAAGTGAGATTTTACTTGCTGCGCTCACTGGTGTAGATAAAACTACTATTATTGATATGGTGCGTGAGTTTAAAATTGCGTTCCAAGATAGACCAGCATGGGAGAAAGGTACGCCGAAACGTGTAAACAATCTAACCAAGTATACTAAAGCAGAAGAACGCGAAGGTAAAGCTAACATGCCCGGACATGTACGTGCGGCAATGAACTGGAATAACTTAAAACGTATGCACGGCGATAACTACAGTATCAATATTGTTGATGGTATGAAGACTATTGTGTGTAAACTTAAAGATAATCCAATAGGGTTTACTAGTGTGGGCTATCCAACAGATGGTATTCATATACCACAGTGGTTTAAGGATTTGCCCTTTGATAATGATTTAATGGAGTCAACAATTGTTGATCAAAAAGTAGAGAACTTACTCGGTGTGCTTAAATGGAATATTACAGAAAGCACAGATATTAAGACTACATTTGACGCATTGTTTAGTTTTTAATATGACCAACACACAATTAATTAATATAGAACAACTAACAACCAGACAACGAACGCCGTTGACTGTTACCGATGTCGACCCTGCGCATGCGTATAGGTTTGCTGATTCTAATATGAGTTTTAATAAAGATTTACAGTTAAAAGGAAAGTACTGTTACCACCCGTTTAATTCAGTAACGATCGATACTCGCGGCGAATGTTTTGTTTGCATCTGCCAGGCATGGTTGCCAATTAGCGTAGGCAATATATTAGACTTTAATAGTCTAACCGATATTGTACGAAGCCCAAAAGCGAGAGAAATACAGTCAAGTATTGTTGATGGTACCTATAAGTACTGTGATAACAAAACATGTCATCTCATAGCTCAAAACGAATTAGAAACACGATTAGATCATCGCCCAGATACAGTTAATTGGATTGTATTTGCTATTGATGATAGTTGTAATCTAACCTGCCCTAGTTGCCGTACTGAAATGATATTTGTTAACAAGGGCGAAGAGTTTGAGCATCGAATGAAGATTAGTAATCATATTACTAAACTAATTCAAGAGCATCATCAGTTCTTACGATTTACACTAAGTGGCGACGGAGATCCATTTGCAAGTCATGTATATAGAAACATATTAGAAAATCTACAGCTTA